CAAGCCAGCGCCGACGCCGAGATCCGCACCAGCCTGGTCAAGCTGCGCGACCGCTCCCGCGAGCTGGTCCGCAACAATCCATACGCCAAGCAGGCCAAGCGCACCACCCAGATCAACGTCATCGGCACAGGCATCCGCCTGCAAAGCCAAGTCCTCCAGCTTCGCGGCAGCAAGCGCGACGAGCGCATTAACAAGCTCATTGAATCCAAGTGGGAGCTGTGGAGCCGCGCCCAGCACTGCGACGTCGCCGGCCGCTACAGCTTCAACCAGTTCGAGTGGCTTGCCACTGGTGCGCTCCCCGAATCCGGCGAAGCAATCTTCCGCATCGTCAAGCAACCCTTCGGCGGCTCCAAAGTGCCCATCGCTCTCCAGATGCTGGAAAGCGACATGCTCGACGAGGGCTACGCCGGCCCCGTCTCCGCACCCCTCAACGAATGGCGCAACGGCGTCGAGGTCAACGAGTGGGGCCGTCCCGTCCGCTACGCCTTCCTGACGCGCCACCCCGGCGACTACTGGTTCCAAAACACCACGCAACGCAACGAGAAGCACGTCTTCCCTCGCGCTGACGAGATCATCCACCTCTTCCTACCTGAGCGCCCTAATCAAAACAGGGGTGTGCCGTGGTTCCATCCGGTCATGCTCGACGCCCATCAACTCCAGGGCTACGAGGAAGCAGCGGTGGTCCGTGCCCGTGCCGGCGCCTCGCTTATGGGCTTCATCACCAACAACGAAGGTGAGCTCACCGCCGACGACGTTGAGAACAACCAGCGCATCAGCGAGTTCGAGCCCGGCACGTTCAAGTACCTCAGCCCAGGCGAAAGCGTCACGGTGCCGTCAATCGACTCACCGGACCAACAGTTCGAGATGTTCGTCCGCAACAAGGTCCGCCGCTTTGCTGCAGGCTTTGGCTGCTCCTACGAAACCCTAAGTCGCGACTTCAGCGAGACCAACTACTCAAGCTCCCGCCTAAGCCTTCTTGAAGACCGCGAGCACTGGCGCGTCATCCAGAACTACCTGATCGAGAACTTCCACACCCGCGTGTTCAGGGCGTGGCTCGAAATGGCGGTCCTGTCCGGCGAACTTCCCCTCCCCGATTACGAGCTTCGCCCTGAGCGCTACGACAATCCCCGCTGGATGCCACGCGGCTGGAGCTGGGTCGACCCGCTCAAGGAAGTCAAGGCCTATCGCGAGGCCGAGCAAGCCGGCTACATGAGCAAGTCCCAGATCGTTGCCCAGAACGGCGGCGACTACGACGACACCATCACCGAAATCTCCCGCGAGCAACAATTCGCTGCCGATGTTGGCGTCACCCTCGATCGCGACATCCTCGACCCCATGGTGCTCGCCTTAAGCACAGCGGCTTCCGACACTTCGCCCCCTGGCACGCCGCCACCAACACCCGCTGATGTGCCTCCGCCTGCCGAAGCAGTGCCTCGAGCCAAGCGATCCCGCAAGCCCCGAGGATTCGCCGCCCTAATTGATCAAGCCGAGCCCACTGAGCCCACCGACCTATGAACACCACACCTACAGAAGCGATGCGCACAGAAGCGCAGCGCTACCGCGACTGGAAATCTAAGGGGCACAAGGGTGGCACGGAAGTTGCTGCTACCCGCGCCTCACAAATCCTCAGCGGTAATGCACTAAGCCAAGACACAGTGCGAACGATGAGTGCGTGGTTCGCACGTCACGAGGTTGACAAGAATGCCCAGGGATTCAGACCCGGTGAAGAAGGCTATCCATCCCCAGGACGTGTGGCCTGGGCTGCGTGGGGTGGCGACCCAGGTAAATCCTGGAGCGACAACCTTGTAAGCCAAATGGACCAGACTGATCGCAGTACGGACACAGAACCTATGGAGCGCGAGCTTACAGCCGATATGAGCGCCGGCCAGGCAGCGCTCTACGAGGCCTATGAGGAGGTGGTCGATGAACTCGGCCCCTTCGACCAGACATCCGGCGAACATGGCGCCCATTACATGGAAGCCAACCCCTTCGCCGACAAGGGCATGAAGTGCGCCAACTGTGCCTTCTATGCCGGTGCTCGAGCCTGTGAAATTGTCAGCGGTGACATCAACCCCGAAGCCGTCTGCAAGTTCTGGATCATCCCGGAGCGCCTGATCGATGAAGCTCCGGCGATGGAACAGGGCCGCCCTTATCCCAAAGAACATGCTGCTCGCCTCCGCGACCCCTCTGCCTACGATCAATTCCGCCGCCGTAACAACGCTGCTGGCAAGGGAGTCGACTTCATCTTCGGCATCAAGAGCGGCGAGCCCGGTGCCGACCTCCAAGCCATCCGCTTCCGCCTGAGCGAGTTCACTGTCGCTCAAGCCAAGACCTGGCTCAAGAACCACGACTACAAGCCCATCCAATTCGAGGCTGCTACGGGCGACCGCGAAGCTGAGCGTGCCAAGCCAGGCGATCTTGGCGAAGGTGACTTCGTGAGCTGGAGCAGTTCTGGTGGTACGGCTCGAGGCCGCATCGAGCACATCATGCGCGAAGGCACTCTGGGTATCCCCGACTCCACCTTCAGCATCGATGCCTCCTCCGAGGATCCCGCTGCCCTGATTCGCATCTACAGCGAAGGCACTGACGGCTGGGACGCCACTGAAACCCTCGTTGGCCACAAGTTCAGCACTTTGCGTAAGATCGAACCCCTGCGGATGTTTGCGAACTGCACCACCAAGCGTTACCTAGTCGAGAAGCACACCCGCACCGAAGCAACCGCCTTCAACGTTGTTGAGGATCGCACCTTCGAGTTCCCGTTCAGCTCCGAGTACCCAGTGGCCCGCTACTTCGGCAACGAGGTACTCAGCCACGACGGCACAGCAGCTGACCTTAGCCGACTCAACGACGGGGCCCCACTTCTCTTCAACCACAACCCCGACAAGGTGGTTGGCGTGGTGGAACGTGCCTGGATTGACAGCAAGGACAAGCGCGGCTACGCCAAGGTCCGCTTCTCTCGCAACCCCTTCGCTAAGGAGGTGCTTGCAGACGTTCAAGACGGAATCCTGCGCGGAATTAGCTTCGGCTACGCCATTGACAAGATGGAAGAGCGGGCTGGTGATTTTGTTGCCACAAAATGGTCGCCGCACGAAATCAGCCTGGTTTCAATTCCAGCTGACCCCACTATCGGCATCGGACGTTCTCTACTCTCCGAAACGTCAGTCCAGCCTGAGATTGTGCAAGGCTCCGAGCCTATCATTGAGAGCGAAGCACCCGTTGCACCTACGGAAGTAGATACGCAACGGGATCAATGCCCAGCGGCTGAAACCGCATCTACCCCCGTTCCTGTAATGGAAAACACCCCTGATCTGGAGGTGATCCGGTCCAAGGCCGCTGAGGCCGAGCGGACCCGTATCGCCGCCATCAACGCACTGGGCGAAAAGCACCAGATGCAAGACCTCGCTCGCGAACTCATCGACGGGGGCCGCTCCCTCGATGAGGCCCGCGCTGCTGTCCTCGACAAACTCGGCTCTACCCCTATGGACCAACAAATCCGCTCCACCGACCTCACCTCCAACGATGTGGGTCTGTCGGATCAAGAGACCAAGCGCTTCAGCTTCGTCCGCGCCCTCAACTTTCTGGCCAACCCCGGCGACGCTTCGGCTCGCCGTGCCGCTGAGTTCGAGATCGAGGTCGGCCGCGCTGCCGCCAGTAAGTACGAGCGCTCCAGCAACGGCATCGTGGTGCCCAACGAGGTGCTCCGCCGTGACCTGACTGCCGGTCTGCCTTCCGGTGGTGGCAACCTCGTCGCCGACGAGCTGCTCGCTGGTTCGTTCATCGACCTGCTCCGCAACCGCCTCGCCCTGGCTGGCGCTGGCGTCACCATGCTGACCGGCCTCCAAGGCAACATCAGCATCCCTAGGCAGTCCTCAGCCTCTACCGCCTACTGGGTTGGCGAGAACGTGTCGCCTACCGAGAGCCAGCAGGCTGTCGATCAGGTCAACATGACCCCCAAGACCGTAGGCGCCTACGTCGACTACAGCCGCCGTCTGCTGCTGCAGTCCTCGATCGACGTTGAAGGCATGGTCCGTAACGACCTGACCCGCGTCATCGCCCTCGAGCTGGACCGCGCCGGCATCTACGGCACCGGCTCCTCCAACCAGCCCCTCGGCCTGGTCAACACGACCGGCATCGGTAGCCAGACCATCAGCACCTACGGCACCTTTGACGAGTACATCGGCATGGAAACCGATGTCGCCACCGCCAACGCCGATGCTGGTTCACTCCGCTACATCATCAACGCCGCTGCCCGTGGCGCCCTGAAGTCCACCGCTAAGTCAGCCTCCGCTGTGGCTGCTGGCTTCGTGTTTGAGAACAACGAGATCAACGGCTACCCCGCCATCGTCTCCAACCAGCTGCAGAGCAACGATGCTCTCTTCGGCGACTTCTCGATGATGATCATGGGTATGTGGTCCGGTCTCGACCTGACTGTCGACCCCTATGCCGGCGCCACCGCTGGCACGGTCCGCATCATCGCCCTCCAGGACGTTGACTTCGCGGTCAAGCAGCCCGCCGCTTTCTGCTACGGCACCTGATAAGCCGCGCCCAATCACCTCGCCCCTGAGCAATGCTCATTCAAATCCTTAGGCAGGTGATGATCTCTGGAGAGCCCGTTCCGGCGGGCTCCATCCAGGATCTGCCTCCCGCTACAGCCTCCATGCTGATCAGCTCCGGCAAGGCCACCCCAGCAGAAGTTGTTGAGGTTGCCGATCCCGAAGCCTCTGAAGCACCCGAGCCCGCTCCAGCCCCAAAGGCTGCCCGCACTCGGACCAAGCCCTCCACTCAACCCCTCGAGGACTGATCCATGTCCATCCTGTCCACCGGCCTGGAGAAGCTCCAGCACTTCGCCCTGGCCCCCACTGCTGTTCGCACCACCAACCTCAGCGGCACCGCCGTTGACCTCAATGACTACGAAGGTGACGTCGTCGTCATCCTCGATGTCGCTGCTGGTGGTACGTCCACCCTCGACGTCAAGATCCAAAGCGCCGATACGTCCGGCGGCAGCTATAGCGATGTCACCACCGCTTTCTACCGCGATGGTTCCGACGTGGCCTCTGCCGCTGTGGCTTTCGCCCAGGTGAGCACCTCTGCCTCCAAGCAGTACCTCGTGTTCCCCAAAGGCGCCGCCAAGCGCTACATCAAGGCTGTGAGCACCACCAGCTCCTCCTCCCACACTTACTCCATCAACGCCGTCGGCGCTAAGAAGTACGTCTGAGCTAAGCTGAGTCGTCCTCCAGTTGTAAGGTCCCAAGTTGGCGCTTGGGACCTTTTTTATTGGCCTAGGCTAAGACCACATAATTTTGCGAGCACATAGGTCAATGGCGCTGAGCGAGGACCTGAGCATCTTCTTTGATGACTTCTCCGTTCCAGTCGTGTTTGGAGTGATCACGGGCGAGGGCATCCTCGACATGCCCTCCGAAATTGTGGCCGACGGAGTTGTTCTAAGCACTGACTACTCGCTCACCTGCCTGAGCAGTGTGTTTGGTGCGGCCAAATTTGGAGATACCATTACGGTCTCTGGTACGTCCTACACAGTGCGTGAGACACTGCTTATCGATGACGGTAAGCTTTGTACTATCATGCTCACACGCACCTAAGCGGTAGTTCTATGGATGCTCACACGCGCCAGAACTGGCAGAAGGTTCGCGAAGCCCTTGAAGAGTCAGGCAAAACTGACTGCTACATCTACCGCCGTGCTGTAGCCATTACCAGTGGACAAGCAGACCCTGGTCCGTTTGGCCCTTTACATCAATCCCCCTAGACTTAGCAGAGCACCCACGCAGCGGCTAAGCCATGGCGATCTACGGACTTAGCACCGACTTTAGTAGAAATGTCTATACCTTTGCAACGCTTACAGCACCGAGCACATCGGAAACAGTTGAGGTAAGAGGATCGAATCTTACATTCATCTGTACTGTGGTGGGCGGCGATATTACCTGGGAGATTCAGGGCTCCATCGACGGATCTACCTGGGCCTCTCTGGACACCGCTAAGACCAAAGGCGCTGGTACACATGCTGACTTCTACACCGGCTATGTCGTACGTTATGTCCGTGTAGTCACCACCACACAACTCAACGGTCGCACGCTCAGCATCATGATGGCTGCCAGCTAATGACCACCAAACGCGAAACAATCCTGGCTGCAGTAAGCACGGCACTCACTGGTACGACTGGTGTAAGCACGCGGATTTACCGCAACCGTGCCGAGCCTCTTAGCCGCGCTGAGTCCCCTGCAATCGTCGTTGAGCCGGTCACCGACCTTTGCCAGCAAAACACCAGCCTGCCCACCCTCGACTGGACGCTACGCCTTCGCGTAGTTGTAATCAGCCGCAGCACCATCGCTGACCAGGCAGCCGATCCAACCATCGAATCGCTGCACGCCAAACTCATGGCCGACCTCACCCTGGGCGGCCTAGCTATTGATGTCCAGCCGGCCCAAGTATCCTTTGAGTTCGTGGAGGCTGATGTTCCTGCTGCCGTAATTTCCTGCGAATACGACATCAGGTATCGCACCTCCGTAAGTTCACTCGCCTCTTGACCTCATGGCTAAGTTCACTGCCGAGCCGACCCTCACTTCAGATGAGGGTGATGACGTAAGCGATGCGATCCTCGCTAGTGAGGATCAAGCGCTTGAGAAATCGAGCGAAGCTCAATCCTCACAACCCACCCCACTTAGTGTGGTTGATGAGTACCAGGGACAGGGAGGAACCTACCTTCTTGATCCCGAAACAGGCATCCGCACGCTGGTCGAGCGGACCCTTCCCGCTTCCCTCTGAGAGGTAATCTCCAATGGCTTTGCTCACCAGAAAGCGTCTCATTCTGATCAAGAAGGAGAGCACCTACGGCACTGACGTCAGCCCCGCCGGCACCGATGCCGTGCTGGTCCGTGACCTCAGCGTCACCCCGCTCCAAAGCGATGTGGTCAGCCGTGACCTCGTTCGTGGCTACCTCGGTGCTTCCGAGCAACTGCTCGCCAACAGCCGGGTGGAATGCCAGTTCACCGTTGAACTCGCTGGCTCCGGCACTGCTGGCACCGCTCCCCGTTACGGCGCAGCTCTCCAAGCCTGCGGCACGGCTGAGACGATCGTCAGCTCCACCTCTGTCACCTACGCCCCCGTAAGCTCTAGCTTCTCGAGCGTCACCATCTACTACAACTTGGATGGTGTTCTGCACAAGGTCACGGGTGCCCGTGGAACGTTCACCCTCAACGCTGAGGTTGGTCAGATCCCCACGATCCAGTTCACCATGACTGGTATCTACAACGCCCCGACGGACACTGCAGCCCCCGCTGTCACCTACTCCAATCAGGCAACCCCGCTCATCTTCAAGCAGGGCAACACCAGCTCGTTCCAGTTCTTCTCCTACGCCGGCTGCCTGCAGTCGGTCAGCTTCGACATCGCTAACACCACGGTGTACCGCGAGCTCGTCGGCTGCACCAGGGAGGCCCTGATCACGCAACGCGCCAGCAATGGCACAGTGATGATCGAGGCACCCACCATCGCCACAAAGGACTACTTCTCAGCAGCCCTGGCCGATGGTACGACTGGCAACCTGACGTTCCTCCACGGAACCACTGCTGGTAACCGCGTCACCCTCACCGTGGCACGGGCTGACATCGGTGATCCCACCTACGGCGACCAAGATGGCATTGCCATGCTGAACATGCCGTACACGGCGATCCCCAGCAGCAGCGGCAACGACGAGGTAAGCCTCGCCTTCACCTGAGCTGCGTCGCTAAGCCTCACCGCTTAGCTACGAAACCAAGCTGCTAAGTCGGTGCACTGCGCATCGGCCTAGCAGCTTTTTTGCCTATGCCTATACTGTTTACGAACACATTCAACAACTTATGGCGTTCGTTCGTAAGAAGGTCAAAACCTTCAAGTGGCCTGTCAACGTCGAAGAGCCCGCCGACGGTGGCGTGTTTGACACCAGCACTTTCGACGCCACCTTCAAGCGCTTGGGCCGCGCCGAGTTTTCCAAGCTCAGCACCAAGGGCGACTACGACCTGCTCAAGGCTGTTCTGATTGGCTGGGACGGTATCGACGACGAAGACGGTAAGCCAATCCCCTTCTCCATCGAAGCCCTCAAGGAGTTCTCCGACGACTCCTATTGGGTGCGGGGCGTGCTCACCGCCTACACCAAAACCTTCGAGGGTGCCCGCGAGGGAAACTGAGGGACGCCGCCAGGCATTGGGCGTCTGGCGGTAAGCAGGAAGAGGACAAGGTTGAGGACGATGCTGCCGCGTTTGGCATCGTCCTGCCTAAGCCGGAAAAGCCTAAGGACCCTGACGAAGGTAACTTCGTTGTGTGGGAAGAAAACTGGGACATCGTGATGATGTTCCTACGTATGCAGACCCAGTGGACCGTCTCAATGGCGGGCTACGTCGGCTTGCGCTATGACGTGCTGCTTCTCAACGGAGGCCTGCTCGATCTATACTGCGTTGAGGACCGTCGTTTCATGATGGAGGGCTTGCGGATCATGGAATCGGAAGCCCTAAGCCACTTTGCTAAGTCGAAAAAGGAGGATAAGTAGGTGGCTAAGCAGGTAAGTAATATATTTATTAACCTTGGCATCAAAAATGCTGAGGGTCTTGACAAACTAAAAAGCGCATTTAGGGAACTTGATAAGGCTGTAGGGCCTACATCTAAGTCCATTGACTCTGCTATTGCTGCAGTCAAAAGATTTTCAGATTCAAACAGCCGCAGCGAACAGCTTATCCGTGGTCAAATCGAGGCCTTCAAAGGTCTCCGATCTCAGGTTGATGTTGGAGGAAATCGTTACGCAGCACTTACAAATGAAATAGGCAAACTGCAGGCAGAACTGCGCGGATCTACAGATGCCTTGGAACGGCAGCGTGAGAAACTACTGCGCACTGCTTCTGCTGGCAACCAAAATGCGAAGTCCTTACAAAATCAAATTACAGGCCTAGAGCGTCTCAGGCAGCAAACACGCCCAGGGTCCTCTGCATTCGATCAACTAACCAAGGATATTGATAAGGCATCAACCTCTCTAGGTAAATTCAAGAGTATTGCAAGTCAGGCAGCTCAGGTAGCTACACAGGGTATTGGAGCTAGCTTTTTCAAAGCTGGACGGCAGGTACAAGCTCTCCAAGCTGATCTCCAGACGCTTAATTTTTCGTCGGCGGAATTTCTTAAGCGCCAAAGAGAGATCAATCAGATCCTTAATCAGCAGGCATCATCTGTAGGCCGCCAGAACGTTAGAGCTAATGCTGCTATCTACACAAATACCGAATACCTGACCTACATGGAGAGACGTGGTAGGAATCTACCACTTCCAGCTACTCCGGCTGGCTATCAGCAGCGCATTGGCGAAATCAATGCTGAATTAGAAAATATCAGCAACTTAGAACGTCGTCGTGAACTAACACTTGAACTAGATAAACTTAATCGCCAGCTCAAAGGTACAATTATCGATGCCACAAGTGCTGAGCAGCGTGCTGTCGACGTGGTGCGGGCTCGTGTAAACGCACAACGCGAGGTACTGGGTAGAAGTGGTTTTGGTGCATTTTCGGCAGGTGTTACAGGACGCAACTTTAAGGCAGAGCAACAACAGCAAACTGTTGCCGACGTTAAGACCGCTTTTGCATCCATTGAGCAAGCGCGGGACACCATGGACGAGTCGGTACGAGCAGCTACGCGACGTACTACTCAACTAGAGCTGAATGCAGCGCAGCTTATCGAAGAGAGTGATCAGCGTTTTCATACTGCACGCATGAAGCGTAAGCAGCAAGAGTTTGAGACAGAGGTTAAAGCTTTTGATATTTTACTGCAAAGTAGAAATATCGAGTCAGTGATTGAAAGGCGTAAGCGGACCTTACAAGGCGAAATTGGTATTCCTACTACTAGAGATCTTTCCCCCTTCTACGAAAGCGTAGTTGGCCTAGGAACTGCTCTCCCTAGAAGAAGTCAGCAGTTTATGGGGCGTGCTCCTCAGCAGGTGCTTGGTGACATCATGTACCAGGCGTCTGCAGGGAAGATTCTTGATCCCGTAAATCAAGATCTAAAAACCTTCAATACGCTCAGTGACCTCAGTACAAGTAGTATTGGAGAATTGAGTTCAGCATTAGGTAAGCTAAAAACAGAATTACGTCCTATTGATGCTGGATACAAACAACTTAATGCAAGTATTGAGCGAAATGAAAAAATCATTGAAGATACACTACGCAAGCGTGGGAATGCCCAGCGCCAGCGCTTAGGCGGCCAGCAACTCGCCCAGATCGCTGGTGCGTCCATCTCCGGGGGCATTTTCGGCGGACCAGAGGGCCTTATCGGTGGTATTGCAGGCGGTATCCTCGGTGGCGTTGGCGGATCCTTTGCAGGTGCTGCTGCTGGTGCTCAGGTCGGAATGGTCCGTCAGCAGCTTGGTGGCACCGCCGAATATGCAGCC